ATGATTGATTTTACAGAACATGGTGAATTAGTTAATCGCATGATATGTGTGCAACGCACCTCTACCGGACATATCGCGCTTTTTCATACTCTTGGCGATAAGATTGATCCGCACGATGACAAGACTTGCGCAGTGTATGCTCTTTTGGCCGTTATACTCTACGATGATGGCTTTGCTAACACAGTTAATGCGATTTATTCAGCTTATGACTTATATAAACAACAAGACAATGAAAGCAAGTAAACTATATTATACAATCTCTGTGATGCATCGCAATCAGGTGCACTATATGTATGACGCAGCGCCGACACTTACAGAGTGTGAAAGCATTGCAGAGCATTACGGCCACTCGCTCGCTGATGGTGACAGAGTGAGCATATATCGCGAGGCTGATAACGGCTATTCTCGCATAATTGCGCACTATGTTCGCGAAAATGGCGAGTTCTTCAAAATGCAAATGAATTAACAACACCACACCATAAAAATGGCTCAAAAAATCACTTACCCACAATCACGCGAGCGCACAGTAAAACCACGACCAACTCGCTATATTCGAGCAATAAAAGTAACGCGGCTCGCTGATAAAGAAATACATTACTTTTCAGGGCTTGCGGCTGTATATGCAGCTATTGGCAAACAATTGCACATCATCATCTCAACGATGTACGCGGCTATGCGCTGCTGCGGTGCCGTTGAAATTGACGGCTTTACTCTAGAGCGATGCGAAATTGACGCTAATGCAACAGAGTTTTACACATCGCTATCAGCGACATCTAACGTATTTACCAACCTTACAAAAACCAACACAATCAAATGAAACAACTGATTAATACGCATGAACTTCGCGGCGATTATTGGCGATTTATCAGCGAATGGCTGCCTGACTATTCAAGCAATGCAGATGTGTGCTTATCAAATGACATTGCAGCATTTTTAGAGTACGGCGATGATAGTTCTGACGAATGTAAAGCTAACATCGTAGCTAATGGCGGTGTGCTATCTGAACCGCAACAATTGCAATCTTTGCAAGACGCAACAGATGCACAGCTTTTGCGCGATGCAATGGTTAATTTTTTGAATATATCGTACAAATAACGGCAACTAAAAAACATCATGACATCACAGTGACGTCAAGGTGTGCCACACTGATTACAAGCTATTTACGTTTTGCACAATGTGCAACCAACTTTCCCACCTACGTTAAAAAACTAAAAGTGTGCTTGTTATGTTAATTTTTTTATCTAGCTTTGCGGTGACAAAAACTAAAATTGCTCTTATTTGAGAGCTTGAAAATTTTAATGATTATAGGCGGTGCATACCCCCGTAACGTTACTGTAATGGTGCGTTAAAAATCTCTGTTATATAGCAGTTTTGGTTTTTGTCAGCGGGAAAGGTGCGCCGCTTTTCTGTACCTACCAATCACTAAAATTTTTAAGCAATGAAAGAAACAATTAAAGTATTTAAATTCAACGGCGCCGATGTGCCAATGCGTTCTGCTGATGGTGAAATCTTCGTGAACTTAACGCAAGTTGCAAAACGCTTTCCGGACAAAAATCTATCGCAAATTATCAACTCGCAAGAAATCAAAGATTACTGCGATGCACTTCTCAAACTAAAAAATTGTAGTTTGAAAGATAAAAGCGAAATACGATTTTATAGTTCGGCTGATTTACTGATAGTTAGGAAAGGCGGAATTAACGGTGGCGGCACATGGGCACAAAGAAAAGTTGCTATTCGCGTAGCGCAGAAACTTTCACCGGAGTTAGCCGTTTGGATTGATGCAAAAATCGAAGAAGTGCTTTTTGGTGCTAAAAACAATGCTGACAAAGGTCTTTTCGATACATTCGCCAATACTTTCGCCACCGATGAGCAAACTGTTGCTGCTGAACTGCACAACTCAACTTCTGAAAATCTTTCTGTTATGCTGCACCTGATGCGATACATGACGCAAACAATGCAACAATGCGCTGCCACTAATGCTTTGCTCGCTGATAGAGTTAATGACATCGCTAGCACGCAACACACAATGCAATCGCAGCTTAACGATATACACTCGCAACTGTGCGGCAATAATACTGCTGCTGATAACAAAGACGAAAAACCGGCTTACAAAGTTGAAATCACTACACCAATCAGCTACGAGCAAAAAGAATACTACTCGCTAACAGAGTGCTCACACATCTTGCGCTTTCACTCTGCCGGAGAGTTTTTGAAAATGCTTAAAACGCAAGGTTTCGTTTACTATTGTCATGGCAATTATAACGTGTCTGAAAAATATCGCGATGCCCGGTTACTTCAAATACATCATGCGCGGGACCACAAAAAACAAACCAATGCTGCACGTAACACTTGCCGGTTTGGAGTTTTTTCGTAACTTTGTAACAATTCCGAGTTACCTCTTGAATTAAACAAATCAACACGAAATACAAACCTAACATTATCACAACAATGGCAACTAATTTACAGCTATCTGATGCGCTCGAAATGCAACTGCTCACTATCGCAGAATTTTCACGCATCGCTGACGAAATATCAAATCTACACACTTTTGTTGCACAACTCAAAAGCACCGGCGCATTTAGCGATGATGATGTATTGAGTGCATACGTTCTTGACGCTCAAAAATCTGTTGTAGATGCGCTGCACACTCTCTCTGATGATGTGCTTGTAAAAGTAAACGCACAACTTGCAGAACTTGAAAGTATAAAGCAAAAACAATTATAAATTATAATAATCCATTTTCCCCCTCATTTCTACGGAAATAAAAAAGCACCGCACTGTGATAGTACGATGCTTTTGTTTTGGCAACCAACCTAATAAATTTTAAGTTTATTGGTTGGGAATATTAGAAAATTTTTCATCTAATCGTTATACGCTGCAAAGATACTAAAATTTTATTTTTCGCCCTTGATTATTTGTTTTATTATCGCCGCATTGTCAGCTATGAAATAAGCACCGGTGCCGCTCTGCATTGACGCAGTAAGATTGTCGGCCTCTGCTTTGCACCACAGCTTAAATGCTTCAGGATATTCAGTAATGTAGCCTTCACGCGGCTGCCATGCGGCTTGTTGCTGCGGTGTTAAATCTAAATAAGCCAACCGCTCATCAAGTGAGCAAACAATCGGAATGACCGCACAACGACATCGCGGGTGCCATTGAGTAAACACAAATTGCTTTGGGTAAATGCCTTGCAGCTCATCGCAAATATCGTATTCAGGGTGATTGTTCGACAACCGAATTTCATAGCCACGAGTAAACTTATCTGCGTTCATGCGCTGATTATCGGCAAAGCGATATGCCATGTTAATCTCGTTGCTAGTCAATCGCAATGCGTTTTGCCGGCTAGAGCGATAAACACCTCTGCCAACTCGCTCAATATCTGTGCTAGTGAAATGTACATTGCCCTCACTATCAACTGTTTTTCTGCGCCACTCAATTGTGTCTTTGACTGTGCCATCGCTTTGCATCTTGCGCAAGTGATAGCGCCGGTACACTTCGTCAGGCCGGTTTAATCGCTTGCGCACTTCTCGTGCTAATGTTTCTGCACTTGTGCCTCGCTGCAAACCATCTTCGATTGCTTGACTCATCGCCATCTCGAATTCGCTTTTGCTTTGCGATGTGTAGTTCCATACTCGCTGCGATAAGTTCAGGCCTTTGCGGTGCGCATCTCTGTATTGCTCAAATGCATTTTGCACACTCTTTGAATACTCAACGGCAAAAACTTCACTATCCGGCAAATCAAGCTGTGAGAGTGCTTGCGCTGCTGCTTTGTAGTTGTATTTCATTGCTAGCACTGATGCGTCTACAATAATGCTTTCGATTGCTGCTGCATACTTGTCTACAAGCCTTGCAACTCGCTTGTCAGCTTTCGGATATGCTGCAAAGTTAAACACATCGTCAGCGTCTAAATCAGCGTATTTAATGCCCTCTGCTGCGAGTTCTGCGATAAAACGATTAATTAGTACCTTAACACGTTTATCGGCGGCTGCAAGCATCGCAATTAGTTTTTTGTCTGTGAGTTTTGCCATCGTCAGTATTCAAAAAGTGTGTGTAGTTAGTGTGAGCTATTCTGTTGCCGTAGCGAATAGTGTTGTTTGCATTAGCGCATCGTTGTCGGCTTGTTGCTCTGCTTGCAATTGCTCAAAGTTTTCGCGCGCATTATCAACTAGCGGATTTTGCTTGACTGCGGTTTCTTGGCTCATCGTAGGCTTGTTGCCCGTTGATAGGTTCAAAAGCTGCAACTGTTCAAGCAAGTTCTTCGGCATATACGGCTCGAACTTCGGCTCAACTGCAATGCTATCAATTACGCTATCAGGCACAACCATCAGCGATGTTGCTATGCCGTTCTGCACAAGGTTATAACGGCGCTGAAACATCTCGCCGAACATCTCTATCTTATCTTCGGCTTTCATGTGCGGGTCTGTAAACATTAACTGTATTGCTACACCGCTCGTATTGTTACCTAACTGTTTCATCGTTTCAAATGAAATATCCGGTATTTGCGAGTATGAGAATACAATATTGAATAGCGTTGATAATTCGTTGTTTATGCTTGTAGGTGAATTATCCCACGAAAGCACTTTTAGATCCGCACCGTTTGCAAGCTGATACACACTGCCGGTTTCAGCTTTTTCAGCAAAACCTTGCACTTCTCCGGTAGCTACGTATGCCGGTTTACCAAAATAGTCATTAGTATCTGCCCAATTCGATAGCAAATCTTCAATGCGCGATATTGCCGGCTGCACATTGTACCACTCTGCGTGCTCTTGACGGTAATAAATCACCGGCACCTTTGTGAAACCATGCTTGCGCGGCTCTGATACTGCTGTTGGCTTGTTGCCCTCGAAAGTCATTTGCAGCACGTGCGTTGCTGTGTACACATCGAAATGATGCACTTGCGATGCATCTTCGCGCATTGTGTAATATTCGCGAGCAAAGCCATCCATGTTGCCGAAATCATCAAAGTGCGGGTGCATGATGTTGCCCTCGCTTGGCAAAAGTAATTTCATGCGCAAGCGACTTGGCTTGCCTGATGCATCAAGTTCAAAGTACCATAACTCTGCTACTTCTCTTTCATGCATGAGTGTACGAGCAAGCAATTTATCTTTGTACTTGATTTTGTTGTCGCGAAATACGTGCATCACTTCGTTGTAAAGTGCTTTAGCTGCATCGCTATCGCCCTCGCTCATTGCATAGCGCACCGGATTTGAAAACAAAAATCCGGCTGCTCTGCGCACAAGCAATTGTTGTAAAGGTACGGCTATGCGGCACCGCTCAACACTCTTTTCTGTGTAAAGTGGTTCACCGGTGTTCTTGTCGCGTTTTCCGGTCGGCTGCTTAATTTTCTTTGGCTTGCGTTTCGTTCTGCTCATTACGTCATGCGAATATACATCCCACTGACGCTCAACTTCTGCCGTTGACTCTGAAAATGGCGGCTTACACGATGTTAGCTGCCTGATGATTGTGCTGCAATCTGACTCTTGCAGTATTTCTTCTATTGGTCGCATCTGTATTTGATTTTTAAGTTACACATTCTCTTTTTATAATATATCT